AGACGCCAGCTACGGCCACAGTAGCTAATTTTATTTTGTTTCCTATTAAGCAATAGGTGGAGCAGTCTCATAATACATAGGAGGCAGCCCCGTAAAGAAGTATGTTTGAAAATCTTCTCCGGTTGCGCAATGAGCATCAAAACATGTGTCATCGCCTAGTGCACCGAAGATTCTATAATCAAAACCTTCATTGTAATCCAACGTGGTTGTTAAGTCCTCAGCTTTACCTGGGGAAAACCTGTATAGCGAATAATACGGTACTTCAAACTCTACATTTGGATTAATAAGGCCGGTTTGATACAAACTACCTTCTACACCAGACAATGGGCGGTCTGATGCTGGGTAAGCACCACTACGTGTAACAACATTAATAGCAGCAGAAGAATCGCTTGTGAAAGCGGCGCCTGCTGTTACTAGCTTTTGGTAACCGGAGTCACCAACTGCCACGCGTTGTATATACGTTACTGGTCCTCTATTTTCTTCTCTATATCCACGCAAAAGAAGTTTCCATCTGATTGATCCTCTCCAACCAGAAAAAGCATACGTTACCCAATGCAATAATACGGTGTTACAATAATTGTAAGGCTCAGGTGCACTTGTTGGAAATTTTGTTTGATTGACAGCACCAGCTACATGTCCTCTTAAATAAGGAAACATATTTCTTCTGCCAAAATGAACTGAATTACCAAAACCACCAGAAAATATTAAATTCTGATGTAAATTGTAACGTTTAAGCAAAGCTCTAAAACTAGAAATAGCTTCACCCGTATAAACTTTATTAACTAATGCATGGTTTGTATATCCTGGTCCAATTTCAGATGATGTAGATTGTTGGGGTGCAGATGGTTCCTGTGTGTTCTCACAATCAGGAGCAAGCTCCATACCACTTTGTGGTTTGAATACGAAGTTTTGGAAATTATCAGTAGGTACAAATACCTCAAAATCATCCCCCATACTTACGTAAACATTAACTTCAATATCATTATTCACTGTTGAATTAGGT